GATTCTTTTATTTGTTATAATATACACTAAAGATATAATCAACAATAATATTATTACTAAATAAATAATATAAAACAATTCTCGCATTTATTTATCTAATAATATTTTAATATTTTAAAGATTTATAAATATTATAAAATAGTACAATTTAATCCTAATTATACGAATGATTGTTAATTTTATAAAATTAAGAAACGTTGAGCAAGAAAACAACAATAATATTATTACTGACGATACATGCAATATATGTATCTTTTCTTCTTGTTTATTCATTCTTTATTTTTTATTAACTGTTCCTATGATATTTATGGATATAATTTTAGGAATTATGTACAAAGATAATTGCATTGCAAACTCTTCTATAAATATTAATGATTGGATGACAACAAATGGAATAGTATGTTATTTACATCTTTTTATTTTAATACTTTTAAACCGAGTATATACAGATAATACCTTTTTTAGAAAACTATTAAAGTATTCTGGATATATAATTAATATTATTATTTTAATATGGGCTATAATAGGATCAGTCATTTTTTTTAAATATTATTATACAGATAATAAATGCCCTTTGTTTTTTTATAATTATCTTCTTATAAGAATAATATTATCGCCTCTTATTGTTATTTTAAGGTTTATTGAGATATATAACGTTTAATTCTTTATTTTTTTTATATAAAATAATGTTAAAACAAGAATAGGAGATAATATAGCTGATAAAAAACACCATATACTGGAATAACTCCATTCATATGTTACTTTTGATATAAGATAAGTTAAACCAAAAAATAAAACTAAAATAATAGTTTTTTGAGATGGAAGATAGTACATAAATATAGAAAAAAGTATTATTACTTGTAAAATATACCATTCATCTTTAAAAGGCCACTGAAGTCTATTTTCATACATGATCTATCATATGGATAAGATAAACCATCTTTAGCATCTTTCATATTTTGTTTTATAGAGTTTGGAAACGAATAGAATATTATTATACCTATATAAAATAATAAACCTATTATAAAGGGTATTATTATTTTTCTATTTTCTCTATTTTCTTTATTTTCTTTATTTAGAATTAGAGGAGTTATCATGATTCCTATTCCAGCAGCCAATAGATGAAAAGGTAAAGTATATTTAGCATAAAGAGTACCAGTTTTATTTAAATTTTTATTATCAGTATCAATTCCTTTCCATATTATTGCCTCTGCTAACTGTATCTGACAATATGATAAAATTAACATTCCTATTACATATTCTTCAATAAATAAGGCAACTATACCAGATATCATTCCTATTAAATATGATATTAACGATGTCCTAAAACTATAGCACATTTCTTTTCTTTATTATAAATTTATAATTATAATGCAACTCACTTATGTAAAGCTGGAAAAAGAAATATTCAAATTGGTTTAGAAACTAATTATTTTGCAGCGATAATAAACTTTAAAAATGATTTTTGTATTTTAATTAATAAAAAATAATTAAAATGTCCAAGTACAATAATTATTGCAAATTCTTATAGGAATTCTTTGACATTCCAACGAATTTAGAAGATTTTACCAAAGATAAGAAAATAACTTTCGTATGTAAATCTAAGGGTCATATAAACACATTAGGAGTAGCTTCTTTTGGTAACAAGAAATCAAAGGTAGAAGCAAAAGAATTCTGTCAGGTATGTAAAGAAGAGATTGAGAACAATGTCAAGTCCGAGGATTTTAAGAAGGAGATAAAAGATAAATGTGGACATGATATTATTAGTGTTAACTTTAGTACTAAAAAAGTAGAGTATAGTTGCGGAAACTGTGGAAATATCTCAAGCACATTTATTTGTAATTTAGAAAGAGAAAATAGAACAAATACTTGTCCAAAATGTCAGAATGATAAGTTTAAAATTCCTTATGAAGAGATTAAAAAGAGAGTAGAAGATCAAGGAATGAAATTATTAACAGAAGAGAAAGAATATGAAAATAATAAACAAAAATTAAGAGTAATATGTGTTTGTGGAAATGATAAATACGAGTCTGTTCTTTTTGATATTAAAAGAGGTAAGAAGTGCTCTGAAAATTGTAAAGTTAGAAAATATGAAGATACTTGTATGAAAAGATACGGTGTAAGAAATGCTTCTCAATATCCTCTTGTTTTTGATAAGATAGCAAAGAGTAAAAATACCAAGTTATATGAATTTCTATCTGGAAAAAAGATATATGTACAAGGATGGGAACCGTATGCTATTGATTATTTATTAGGAGAATTTTGTGAAGATGATTTATGTTTTGGAAAAGATGTTCCAAGAATTGAGTATATTTATACAGATAATAAATATCATATTTATTCACCAGATATGTATATAAAGTCTATTGATACTATTGTTGAAGTAAAGTCAGTTTATACTTACAATATAAATCTTGATCAAAATTATGCCAAGTTTAAAAATACGTTGGAAAAATATAATTTGAAAGTTATGATTTACGATGAAAAATTAAACTTAAAATTTTTTAATTTTATTAAAGGAGAAAAAATTTCAAGTAACTTGTTAGTTTGAATTTATTTCGAAATATTATTCTTATATTTTTTGTGATAAATACAAAAAATATTTTTCTTTTTTTTGAAGTATAATTGTGGTTGAAATACAATCTATAAGACTGGAAAGCCTAACGCGCCTCCGCTTATACGAATAATATTATTATTAACAGCGGTGGTGATGAAGCAGTATTTGGCAGCATAACCAGATGTTACAGCTCCTTGTAGGGGAGCAACTGGTAGTAGATCACCAGTAAATGAACCACCTGATGGGTTGGACAAAGACTGCTGTGAACTGACTGCATCGTTGGATCCTTGTGGGACAATTGACACATTTGTTAACTTGCCGTAATTGGTTGATCCCATTGGATCTATGGCAAAGAAGTCAAGTGAGTAGGAATAGAGATGGTAACCAGTCTCGAGAGGGATGACTGGAGCATGGTACCATGGGTTAACAAGCGAGAAGTAGTCTGAACCCATCTGGTATAGACGCTGAGTATTCTCGTAGATGAGAGAAGTACTGGCAATTGGATCAACACCAGAGTTAAAATCAACAACACCAAACATAGTGTTATCAACTGATACGCAATCAATTGGTCCAAGGGGCAACTGTTGACTGGTAGTGTAGTTAGACCAAGAAGCAGGGTTGGTGATGTTACGAGCAGCCCAGAATAGAGACTTGATGGCATGTGAAAAACGAATATCAATTGGGGCAGAGGTAGTTGGGTTGTAGTTCTGGACTGGAGCAGTCTGTACCTGTTCAATTAGGATATCACGAGGGGCGCAAGCCATCTTCTTACGCTCATCATTGGATACGATAGCATAGTTAGCCCATACGTTAACTGGGCCCATAACAGCATCAGCGCTGGTAGCCAAATCTGATTGCTGAGCTGGGCGTGAAGTCCAGTAACCACAATCACCAACTGCATCAACATCACCAACTGCAGTGTAGGTATCAACAGTCAATAGATCGTAAATGTTACGAAAGGCAAAGTTAATTCTCATTTCATTGTATGGTAGAGCAGCAGTGGGTAGAGCCAAACCAGAATCACGCGAGAAGAAGAATGGTAGTGGCAAGTTTAGAGTAGCAGCGGGTAGAACCTGCTGACCATTTGCGTTAACATTTATCAATCCACTTGCACCGTTAATGGCATTGTTAGTTGAACCCAAGCATTGAGCAATAGATGGGAAGGCCAATGCTACTGGGTTAGTTAGGGCATCGACGTTACCAATCATATTGTTGTAACCATTACGCTTGCCAGCTGGAACAGTGAAGGCACTCCAGAAATCCAAGTGGTAGTTGTCAAAACGAGCAGCAACCAAATCGTTAAAAGTGATAGCGCATTCAGAGATAAGATTATGCATCAAGTTTCGGGTCCAACGTAGAACATGAGCACCTGGTTGGGCGCCAGAGATATGGGGATTTACACCATTGCAAGTTGGATTATAAGCCAATGTGTTATTTGCAGTAGCAGCAGTAACAGAATTTAGGGTTGCACGCAACCAAGTATACAAGAGATAATCACCAGCACGTGAGATAGAGACTGACCACTGCTGACCGAACTGGGGTTGACCAGAACGAGCACTTAGACAGACTGGTACCTGAGTGAACCAGGTAGCCTTGCGAATTTCTCTAACGAAATAAGCAACAGCGTCGGGGCCACCATACAAGTATTTCTCTTGTTCGTCATAAGTGGCAAGATCGATAAAACCGGAAGTCAAGTTAGATGTACATATAGCCATTTTTATTATAGACGAGATTTTTTTTTTAAATTTCAATTTTTTTTTCTAAAAGAGAAAAAAAAATCAAATAAAAGTTAAAAAGATATTAAATTTTAAATTGGATGGAAATTGATATATTTAGTATAGATAAAAAGATAAGAGATGCTTGGAATAAAAAAAAGGAAGATATTAAAAATATTGATACTCAAATCCAAGATCTAAATGAGATAAAAAAAACAAATGAAAATATATCATTACATGTGATAAGAGATATCAATGAAAAAATAAATAAATTAAATAAACAAAAAGAAGACATTGAAAACATCAATATAATTCAAAACTTTTATATTATGGACTTTTCTGATCTTATCGAACAACATAAATATCTCATTCCAAATAAAATATCATTTATGGGAAAATCAAAAAAACCATCTAATGAGCTATCTAACTCTTATATAGACATTTTAAGAAAATATGATATAGAATATAAAGAATTTGAAGACATTATAGAAAAAAATAAAAAAGTAGAAAAAAAGAATTGCTCTTGTGGGTTCTCTTGTTTTATAAATCAACAAGAACAAAATCTTGAAATATGTGAGAACTGTGGTAAACAAGAAGAAAAATCTTATAAATCTTTAAGCTATAAAGATATATCTCGTATCAACATGTCAAGTAAGTATTCTTATGAAAGAAAAATACACTTCAAAGACTGTATTAATCAATTTCAAGGGAAACAAAACTCTACAATAGATGAAAATGTATTTAAAAATCTTGAAGAACAATTTGATCGTCATGGCCTATTGGGAGAGAAAAACACTTGCAAAAAGATAAGATTCCAAAATATTACAAAGGAACACGTTTTACTATTTCTAAAAGAAAATGGTCAGTCCAAACATTATGAAGATGTTATTTTAATATATCATAAAATGACAGGAAAAAAGGTAGATGACATATCATATTTAGAAAATCAACTTATGGAAGACTTTGATAAAATTTCTAATCTTTACGATAAGAAATTTAAATTTACTGGAAAAATAGAAAGAAAAAGTTTTATTAACACACAATATATACTCTATCAATTATTAAGACGACATAAATATTCTTGTAAAAAAGAAGATTTTAATATGCTCAAGACCTTAGACAGAAAAAGTTTTCACGACGACATTGTAAAAGAATTATTTGAATTCTTAAACTTTAATTTTACACCAATCTTTTAATTACCAGTACTTCCAAAACCTCCTACACCCCTCTCTGTAGAAGACATAAATGTACTAACCTCTTCTGGTTCAAGAATAACATAATTTTGAATCAACATCTGAGCAATACGGTCTCCCTTAACAATATTAAAAGGCTGATCAGATAAATTAAACAATAACACACCAACATTTCCTCTATAATCGGAATCAATTACTCCAGCACCAATATGAATACCATTCTTTAAAGCAAGTCCGCTACGAGGAAGAATATGACCAAATGTTCCATGTGGTAACTCTATTGATATATTTAGTTTAACCAACATACGCTCAGATGGAAGAATAGTGGTATCAATTGGAGAAAATAGATCCAATCCCGCCGAATGTTCAGTTCCTCTCTTAGGAATATAAGAGTTATTTTCAAGTCTAATAACCTTCAAAGATGACATTTTTATTACTTATATTACTTTTTAAAGATATATTTAAAATATAAATATATAAAAATGTCAGAACATCCTCAAATGAGTACACTAAAAGATATATATAGAGATAAAATGATTAATGAATTTACAAAATTTCTTCAGGTATATAACCAAATATCTAACTCAAATTATATTCTTGATATAAGAGGAGAATATGATGTATTTATACATTTTTTAGGTAACTATATTTATACAAGATATAATCATGAAACATGGGATAAAAGTTCTATAAAATTCAGCGATGATATTGTGATTGATCTATCACTCTTTAAAAATACTCAATATTACAAGTCTGTTAATGACTTTTTATTGAGTCTTAAAAAAGCCTTCTTTGATTCTCTTGATGACAATGTTTACAACTATCTAAAAACGACATCAGATTATGATGACGAAGAAAAAAGAGTATGTACAGAGTTTTATGATAGAATTTCTAATCTAAATAATGCTATGAAACATCACACATTTGCTTCAACTACAAAGCCAGAAATGTCTTCTGAAACAATATCAAATTATAAGAAGGAATTGAAAGAATTTAATAATTATGTCTATTATATATCAACAAAGAAAGAACTATTTGAGTTGATCAAAACCTTTGATGAAAAGATTAGAACACTTTCTTCCAATAAAAACTATACTGAAATTTTATTTAACGCTTAAAGATTTTTAATTATTTAAATAATTAAAATTATGGCAAGTCCTGTAAAAAATCAATCTGTTAATATATCTCAATCATCTGATGCTAATAATAATACTAATAATAATGCTAATAATAATGCTAATAATAATACTAATAATACTAATAATAATACTAATAATAA